TACGAATAAAAACGCACGGAAACACAGAACAGATAAGCAATACGGAGCAGATCATGGCAGAATTACGAGGAATTAACTACCTTCGGGGCAAGTTGAAAGAGAAAAGAGACCGAGTTCTCACAAGATACCGCTATTACGACATGAAGCACGAGTTGAGAGACCCCTCCCCTATCATCCCGGAGGAACTCAAACGCAACTACGCGAGCGTGCTCGGCTGGTGCGCTAAAACTGTCGACTCTCTCGCTGATAGGCTCTCTTTTAGAGAGTTCGATAACGACGAGTTTAATATAAACGACATATTTAACCAGAACAATCCCGACATACTCTTCGACTCCGCGATCCTCTCCTCGCTTATTGCTGCTTGCTCGTTTATGTATATCAGCAAGGACGGCGACGACGTACGGCTTCAGGTAATCGACGGAGCTAACGCTACCGGCGAGATTAACCCTATCACGGGGCTGTTGACCGAAGGCTACGCAGTCCTTGAAAGGAACGTTAAGGGCGAGACAGTTCTCGAGGCATACTTCGACAGTGATAGGACTATATACTACAGCAACGGTATATTAGAGCTCGATATCCCTCACGACTGCGGCGCTCCCCTACTCGTTCCGATCATATACAGACCCGACGCGACGAGACCCTTCGGACACAGCCGCATAAGCCGCGCCTGTATGTCAATAATGAACAAGGCACGTAATACTATAACCCGTACGGACGTCTCGGCGGAGTTCTACAGCTTCCCCCAGAAGTACCTACTCGGTACTGACCCCTCGGGAGACGTTCAGGAAGACCTCGACCGCTGGAAAATGACAATAAGCACCATGTTAACCGTCACGGCTGACGAGAACGGCGGGCACCCTGTAGCGGGTACCTTCCCCCAGCAGTCCATGGAGCCGAGTATATCACAGCTCCGTATGTATGCCTCACTCTTCGCGGGTGAGACAGGGCTCACACTCGACGACCTCGGTTTCGCCACGGATAACCCGAGCAGTGCGGAGGCTATAAAAGCCCAGCACGAGAACCTACGGCTCACAGCAAGGAAAGCCCAGAAGAACTTCGGGCGCTGTTTCCTCAACGTCGGCTATGTGTCGGCGTGTCTGCGTGACGATTACGCCTACACTCGCAAGGAGTTTTATAAAACGAAGGCACTCTGGGAACCGCTTTTCGAGCCTGACTTCTCCGAGTTCTCTGCGGCCGGTGACGGACTGCAGAAGCTCATTACAGCCGCACCCGGATATCTCGGCCCTGATAATCTGCGCGATATGCTCGGGATCGAACAGAGTAAGAACCCCTTCCCCGCTGGTGAATAATGGACGATATAGCACCCGCTTTAATTGACGAGGTCAATAAGGCTTTTAAAAGTGAATATAAGAATAGCGCCAAGATAAAGCGGCTGCTCGAAAAGATAAACAGCCCCTTGGCAACGTATGACGATGCTAACGCCTACGCCCAAGAGGTCGGGGATATCCTCAAGAGGTGCTTCGAGAAGTATATCTCCTCGGAAGCTCTCCCGGATGGAAAAATGTATTACAACATAGCCGAGAGGCTTCTCCGTGATACTCTCGGGAATAACTACGAGCTCGTCGCAGATGCGACCGACAAGGTACAGAAGGCGCTAAACACTGCGGCTAATATCGGACTTAAACCAGTGCGGCCGGAGTTCGACGAGGATAGGCTTATGAACCTCGTTGACAGGATCAGCAACGAGGAATGGTACGACGATATCCGTAAAATGATAGAAGAAGCCCTCGTTAACTATACCCAGTGCGTAGTGGACGACGCGATCCATGACAACGCCGAGCGACAGTATAACGCGGGACTCCGTCCGAAGATCATACGCAAGGCAGAGGCCAGAGCTTGCGCATGGTGCCGAGCTCTCGCCGGAGAGTACGACTACGGCGAGCTGATAGCCTCGGGTAATACCGAAGTCTTTCGCCGGCATGACGCGTGCCGGTGTACGACGATATACACCCCCGGAGACGGAAAGAAGAAAAGCGTCTGGGGATAAACGAAGGAGGTAGAGAGTATGGAAGCCAGAATAGGCGCCCAGACTCCTACTCATTCGGTGGTACAAAAGTACGGTAGCACAAGGGGAAAGGAGGCTATCCAGCTTTATGAAAAGACGGGACGCACCGCCAGAGAATGGCAGCAGCTAATTATATACGACATACTCGGGGAGACTCCCGAGGGCTTATGGGCTCACACCCGCTACGGCTACGAAGTACCCCGCCGTAATGGCAAAGGCGAGATACTGACTATACGGGAGCTCTACGGGCTGGCTAACGGTGAAATAATCATGCACACCGCCCACAGGACACCGACCTCCCACTCCGCGTGGGAACGTCTTTATAGACTTGTAACACAGGCGGGGCTCGAGATCGAGAGCGAATACCGCGCCTCTGGTAAGGAGCACATATATATCAAAGACGGCGGCCGTATAGAGTTCAGGACAAGGACTTCCAAGGGCGGACTCGGCGAAGGCTTCGACCTTCTGATAATTGACGAGGCCCAAGAGTACCAGGACGACCACGAGAGCGCTCTTAAATACGTCGTGACTGACAGCAAGAACCCGCAGACGATACTCTGCGGAACTCCCCCGACTGCGGTATCCTCGGGTACTGTTTTCGTTAAGTTCCGAGAGAAGACTCTCTGGGGAGATAACCCTAACGCTGGCTGGGCTGAATGGTCAGTGGATGAAATGACCGACCCCACAGACCGCGAGGCATGGTATAAGACTAACCCTTCCCTCGGTCTGCAGCTTACGGAGCGAGCGATCGCCGACGAGTGCGGCGGAGATATAACGGACTTCAATATCCAGCGCCTCGGCTTGTGGCTATCCTACAACCAGAAAAGCGCTATATCTTCCGTTGAGTGGGACAAGTGCCTTATAGAAGCAGAGCTTACACTCACGAGCCGCTTATATGTGGGCGTTAAGTACGGCATGGACGGCCAGCGCATGGCGGTAGCTATCGCAGTAAAGACCGCCGACGGTAAAATCTTCGTTGAGTGTATTAAGTGTCAGGAGATGCGAAAAGGTAATACCTGGCTTTTGAACTTTCTCAAACACGCCGATGTCGAAAAGGTCGTCGCAGATGGTAAAGCCGGTCAGGACTTACTCGGGCAAGAAATGAAAGAAGAAAAGCTCGGCCATCTTATCAAGCCGACGGTGAGCCAGATTGTCGTAGCTAACGCACTCTGGGAGCAAGCTATCGAGAAGCAGACAGTCGCCCACAACGGACAGCCCTCTCTCGATATGGTCGTGACAAATTGCGAAAAGCGCCCCATAGCTTCGACAGGCTTCGGCTATCGTTCTATTAAACCAGATATGGATATCTCCATCATGGACTCCGTAATACTGGCACACTGGGCGGCAGCAGAAGACAGAGGCAAGAAAAAACAAAGAATAAGCTATTAAAAGACAGCTTTCGGGCTGTTTTTTTAATAAATCTACCGTACCACCGGGTAAGTGGGAGAAAGGAATAAACGATGGAACTTGAGACACCTATCACTACACAGGAACAGTTCGACGAGGCTATAAAAGCTCGCCTCGCGAAACAGTCAAAGAAGTTCGAGGGTTATACGTCCCCGGAAGACCTCGCCGGGATCAAAGCAGACTACGATAAGCGACTAGGCGAGCTGGAAGCTGCTCTTAAAGCAAACAATGAAAAGTTGGCTGGATATGACAAAGAGATAGCAACCCGCGACGAGCGTATCAAAGGGTACGAAACAGGACTCTTAAAACTCCGCATAGCGCGGGAGAATGGCTTACCGTACGAGCTTCACACACGGCTCACAGGTGAGACGGAAGAAGAGCTTACAAAGGACGCGAAGGCTCTCGCCGCTCTCGTTAAGTCGAACGCTACACCCGTACCGCTCGCAAGCCCTGAGCAGCCGATAAGCACAGATTCAAAAGATGCGTCCTACAAAACTATGCTTAAACAGTTGAAAGGAGAATAAGAAAAATGGCAAATATCATTAATCGCTCTTCTATGAGCGGAGCTTTTACCCCGGAACTTATAAAGGATTTTATCGACCGCGTAAAGGGCGAGTCTATCCTTGCAAAGCTCTCTAATCAGGTGCCCGTACCTTTTAACGGCCGCAGAGAGTTCACTTTCTCTATGGATAACGAAGTCGATCTCGTGGCAGAGAGCGGCAAGAAGAGCGGCGCTGATATCTCTTTTGAGCCCGTTACCATCATCCCCGTAAAGGTTGAGTATGGTGCAAGGATGAGCGAGGAGTTCCTGTATGCTACCGAAGAGGAGCAGATCGAACTCTTGAAGGCTTTTTCCGAAGGATTCGCAAAGAAGGTAGCAAAGGGTCTCGACCTTATGGCTATCCACGGCGTTAACCCTCGCACCGGCGCACTTGCTACTACCGTCATCGGCAACAACTGCCTCGACCTCTCCGTACAGCAGTCCGTAACAGCTTCAGGTGGCACCGCTGATAGCTACATGGAAGCTGCTATCGCTCTCGTACAGGGTAGCGACGAAGATATCACAGGCGCAGCTATCTCTCCCGCTTTCAGGGCAGCCCTCGCAGCACTCACCGCTAACGGCGTAAAGGTATACCCCGAGCTTGCATGGGGCAACGCTCCCAGCGTTATAAACGGCCTTCCCGTTGGTATCTCTGGAAACGTTTCGGCCTTCCCTTATGACGACGGAACAAACACCACAACCGACCTCGCATACGTGGGTAACTTCCGCGACTGCTTCAAATGGGGCTACGCAAAAGAGATACCTACCCAGATCATAGAGTACGGCGATCCCGACAACAGCGGCCGTGACCTGAAAGGCTACAACGAGATATACATGAGAGCAGAGACCTATCTCGGCTGGGCTATACTTGCTCCTACTGCTTTCGCAAAGGTCGTAGACGTAGTAGCAGACTAAAGGAGAACACTATGCTTTATATCAATACCAAAACGCGCATGAAGATAGAGTCCAACAGCCCTATAAATGGCGGCGACTGGGTTCCTTTTGAGCCCGGTAAGAAGAAAGAGCCCGAACCTGTCAAAGAGCCCGAAAAAGCTCCCAAAGAGGTTAAAGAAGAGGCTAAAGAAGTAAAGGAAACGCCGAAGGCGGAGAAAAAGCCCGCCAAAGCCAGCACAAAAAACACCGTTAAACCCAGAAAGAGGTAAACAATATGGGCCAGGCATACGTAACAGTACAAGAAGTCGAGGCAATAAGCGGCAGACACTTCTCAGAGGATGAGGAGAGCCGCGTCGATACTCTCCTCCCCCTTGTATCCGACTTACTTCGGAATGAGGCGGCGAAGGTCGGCAAGAACCTCGACGTAATGGTCGAAGATGCGGCCTATCTGAGCGTCGTTAAGCTCGTCACTACTGACGTAGTTATACGAGCGATGAGACAGTCAACAGAGGGCGAGCCTATGAGTCAGGAGTCACAGAGTGCCGGCGGATACTCGTGGTCGGGTACTTACTCGATCCCGGGCGGCGGCATTGCTAACGCGGTTATGCGCAACGACTTAAAGAGGCTCGGCTTTCTATCACAGAGAGCGAAAGCGGTGTATATGTATGGCGAAGATCAAAGGCATAACAATAACTCTATATGAGCGCAGACAGACAGGCGTAGACGGGGCGCACCGCCCCATCTATGAAGAGACACCCGTAAAAGTCGATAACGTTCTCGTATATCCGACGAGCACGGACGATATCGTCTCTACTACGGAGCTCGAGGGGAAAAAGGCAGTCTATACGCTCTGCGTACCTAAAGGCGATACGCACGTCTGGGAGGACTCGATAATCGAGTTCTTCGGCGCGAAGTATAAGTCTTTTGGATTTACGCAGCAGTACGAGGATGAGCTACTCCCCTTATCCTGGAACAAAAAGGTATTGGTAGAACGTTATGTGTAATGTAAAAGTCGTACTTAACTCCAAAGGGATACAGGAAATGCTTAAGAGTCCAGAAGTCGCTGATATGTGTATGCAGAAGGCGGCTTCTGCTTTAAGCAGATGCGGAGACGGGTACGAAACCGAGTCAAGGACTTACCCGGAACGTAAAGGCGCTGTAATTAAAGCCGTAAGCTACAAAGCTAAAAAAGACAACCTCAAGAATAACACTCTTTTAAAGGCGGTACACAATGATTGAGAAAACTGTATGTGACTATCTTAACGACGTTATGGGGCTCCCCGCCTTTTGGGAAAAACCCGAAGATATGCCGGAGGAGTTTCTGATCGTCGAAAAGACAGGCGGAAGCGTCTCCGATCGGATCATGTCGGCCACTATAGCTATACAGTCATACGCCGGAAGTATGTATCGTGCTGCAGAGATTAACGAGGCTGTCATATCCGCCATGGAAAACCTCACAGAAATGAGCGAAGTATCAGGCGTAAGGCTCAACAGCGACTATAACTTCACAGACACTACTACAAAGCAGTACCGCTATCAGGCGGTTTTTGACATAACACATTATTAACGGAGGTAAAAGTTATGAATAACGTTTCAAACGTTACGACAGGCAAGCCGCGTATAGGCGGCGCCGTATATCGTGCTCCGAAGGGGACACCGCTCCCTATATCGGTGCGTGAAGCACTTAACCCCGCTTTCGTATCCATGGGATATATCAGCGAGGACGGTGTAACAAACTCAAACGCTATCGAGAGCTCAGAGCAGAAGGCATGGGGCGGCGATACAGTCCTCACCCTTCAGACTGGTAAGACTGATACTTTCCAGATGAAGTTTTTGGAGACTAAGAACGTTAACGTGCTCAAGACCGTATACGGTCAGGACAACGTAAGCGGAAACCTCGAGACAGGTCTCGTAATAAGGGCGAACTCACAGGAACCCGAAGCCGGCGCTTGGATCATAGACATGATACTGCGCGATAACTCCGCAAAGCGTATCGTTATCCCCGAAGGTAAGATAACCGCACTCGGCGATATCGTGTACACCGACGGAGAAGCTACCGGCTACGACGCTACAATAACCGCTCTTCCCTACTCTGGTTATGAGGGCGACACCCACCGCGAGCTTCTGCAGAATATCGACGAGATAACAAGCCCGAGCCTTGCGGCTATGGCTGGCACGGACAGCATATATAATACGCTCGTCTCTACTCTTCAGGCCGACGTTACGATCGCAGACAATGCTATCGAGGGAACACTCTACAAGCAGACCAGCGGCGACATAATCGCAGTTGACGGCGCTGGCCACTATATCGCCCTGAAGGTGAATAACAATGATTACGACGTTACAAGCGTCAAAGTCGGCGTATCACCTTCCGCTACGGAGCCCGTGGAGGTTGACGCAAACGGACAGGCAGCAGTTAAAGTAACCAACCCGGAGAGCCAGAGTATAGTAATACTCTCATCTGACGGGATCAGAACAAAGAGAGACTACTACGCTCTCACCGACTTAACACTGGAGGACTAAGGTATGAAAGGGGTAACAGAAAGCGGTTTTAAATTCAACATATCAGACAAGGCGCTTAAGAATATGGAGCTTTTGGAAGTGATGGCAGAGGTGGACAAGAACCGGCTGCTCCTTCCGAAGCTCCTGTCTATGCTCCTCGGAGACGATCAGAAGAAACAATTATACGACCACGTCAGAGACGACGAGGGCTACGTTGATACGGACAAGATCACCGAGGAAGTGCTGGCTATGATACACAGCCTAAACGAAGGCGCCGGAAAAAACTGATAACCCTCGCCGGTATGCTCTCTTTTGATCGTGAGGCGCTGATATGCGACCTCGCCGAGACTTATCACATACTCGACTATAAGAGCGTGCCGGTTGAGGTTTTATCTATATTAGCGGCTGGTCTGCGTGACGACAGCCGTATTAAGTTAAAAATGAGCGGCTTAAAGATAAGCCTCGACCGTTTACTCATGGCGAGGATGGTCGACTCGCTCGCCCTTATTGTCTGGAGCAAGACAGAGGACGCACCGAAAGGTAGAAATAAGCCGAAAAGCATAACAGAAGCATTAACGGCGGAACCGAAGGAGGAAACCGTTAAAACGTACAGCACTCCCGAGGAGTTCGAGAGCGCATGGAAAAAGATAACTGGAGGATGATATTATGGCTACCCAGATCGGCGAAGCGTATATTCAGATACTCCCTTCCGCGAAAGGCATAAAAGGCTCGCTTACGAAGGAGCTCGGTGGAGAAGCCGAGAGCGCGGGCAAGTCTGCGGGCGGTTCCATAGCTTCGGGACTTGTTGGAGCAATAAAGGGAGCCCTTGCTGCAGCGGGGATAGGCGCCGCACTTAAGAAGACCCTCGAAGAAGGGGCAGACCTCGAGCAGTCCATAGGTGGTATCGAGACCCTTTTCGGTGCCGGTGGCAAGTCTGCGGAGGAGTACGCGGCAAGCGTAGGCAAGTCCCTCTCTGACGTCAAAGACGAGTACACCCAACTCATGGACGCCCAGAACATAGCGCTCGACAATGCGGCGAACGCTTACAAGACGGCGGGGCTCTCTGCTAATGACTATATGCAGACAGTAACGGGCTTCGCTGCAGCTCTTAAGCAGTCCGTAGCAAGTGAGACCGAAGCCGCCATATTCGCAGACCAAGCCGTTATAGATATGGCGGATAACGCTAATAAGATGGGTACTGATATGCAGAGTATCCAGAATGCTTACCAGGGCTTCGCAAAACAGAACTATACCATGCTCGATAACCTTAACACAATGGGGGCACTCGCCGCATAAATGAAGGGCGATGTGCGAATCTTCTCTGATTGACTTGGAACTCCCGAGGGGGACAACAGGGCGCAAGGGTAATGCCAGCGTG